ACTATTAAAGAAATAGGCTCAGCATTAGGTTGTAGCCAACAAAAAATATACTATGTGTTAAATAAATATGGGAGAAAATAGCAATGAGAATTTTCAAGCGTAAGAAGAAAAACAATATCGACCAATTAGAGCAAAGATTGGACACTATATCGGAATTGACACGAGGACTAGGCCGTACTGAATTTAACAATTTAATTGAGGGTGTAAAGCTAGTCTTTGAGGCAAGGCAAAAGCTTATCAAAGTTAAAACCGATGACGAGAAAGAAAGCGCAGATATTGACGATATAGAAAAGAAACTAGAAAAGGAGTTAAATAAATGAGCGTAAGTTTAACAGAAATAATAAATAATGCTGGTTATGACCCAGCGCACAATGTAGAAGACGCACAGTGGTTCTTTGCGCAATATAATGACTACGATGATTTAGCGGGCCAAGCGCAGGAACTACTAGACCAGTACGACGACTATTTAGATTGGTGCGATGAGCAAGAGGAATTGGGGGGTGAAATAATACCTTTTGAGGAATGGAGGAATTATGAGCGGTTTGGTAATTAAAAAATATAGTAATGGGACTATTGAGATATCGTGTGATGAATGTGACGATAAAAGAAAATATATATTCTATTCTGAGAGGGGTGCAGTAAAAGATTATAGAATTAGAAACGGTCTAGTAGGTAAACACTTAAATAGAGTTTATATGGTGGGCGATTAAATGAAAAAGAAAACTGATATTTGGATATATATAGTTAGAAAGAAAAGGAGGTGAAGAATGACAACTAAACAATTGCAAAAATGGGTTAAAAACCTCTCGGTAGAAGACTACATAGATTTGGTGTTATTCTACTCTAGATTATGTACTGTATGTAGTCAATTAGACAAAGAAGATTAAATGTAGTAAAATGTAATTGGCGTATCCTCGCCCCCGGCTAGTGTGTGTTGCTTTATTTACTAGCCGGGTTCTTTGTTTGACAATATGGTTGCATAATGTATAATTAAAGTATGGAAGGAAGCAACATGGCTACAATTAAAGACTTAAAATTTGACGATAAGAATTTTAATAATGAGGTTTGGCGTAAAGTTGATGGCTCTACAAGGCACGAAGTATCTAATTATGGCAGAGTAAGAAACTCTACAACAAAAAGATTATTAAAGCCGGGATTGAACACTTATGGGTACCCACACTTTAGTTTTAAGTTGGGAGATAAAAAGAAATGGCTTACAGTACATAGGGCAGTCGCTGAGGCTTTTTTGCCTAATATAGACAATAATCCACAAGTAAATCATAAGAATGGTATTAAAACAGATAATCGTGTAGAGAATTTGGAGTGGTGTTCTGTTGCAGAGAATATTGAGCACGCTCATAAAACTGGTTTATGGAAATCTAAAAAAGAGATACCCGTTATATGCAAAGAAACTGGCAAAGTATTCAATAGTTTGCAAGAAGCTTCAAAATACTATGGGTTCTTTGAGGGTAGTATTAGCCAGAGTGTAAGAAAAGGTTATTCGTGCTATGGATACCATTTTGTAAAATTAGAGGAGAATATAATATGACAACTATAGCAGATTTAAGGTTCGATGATAAGAATTTTAATCGTCACACGAGCTACGGAATGGGCTTAATTGAAAAATCACTCCGAGAGAACGGTGCAGGGCGTTCAATATTGCTAGACAAGGACAATAACATCATAGCAGGTAACGGTGTTGTTGAAACTGCTGGGCAGATTGGGCTCGAGAAAGTGAAGATTGTAGAAACCACTGGCGACGAGATTGTGGCTGTAAAGCGAACTGATATTAGTTTGAATAGCAAAAAAGGCCGTGAGATGGCGTTGGCTGATAATGCAACGGCTAGTGCCGACTTGGAGTGGGACGAAGAGAATTTGAAAAGCGAATTTGATGAAGAAGAATTAAAAGACTGGGGTGTAGATTTAGAATGGACAGAAGAAACCGAAGTTACTGAAGACGAAGCTCCCGAAGTAAATGAAAACGAACCAGCAGACAGTGAGCTCGGTAAGGTTTACAAATTAGGCAACCATAGACTTATGTGTGGTGATAGTACAGACGCTGGCTCTGTGGCGATTTTGATGGACGGGGAGAAGGCTAACCTATTATTAACTGACCCGCCATACAATGTAGATTATGTCGGGAAGACAAAGGATACCCTAACTATACAGAATGACAAAATGTCCGATGGCGACTTTTCTGACTTCCTGCACAAAGTCTTTGCTGCGGCTAATACAGGTATGAAAGAAGGAGCCTGTTTCTATGTCTGGTATGCATCTCGTGAAGTAATAAACTTTCAGAGCTCATTGAATGATAGCGGGTTAGAAGTGAAACAGGAACTTATCTGGAATAAGAATAGTCTAGTTATGAGAAGGCAAGATTATCAATGGAAACACGAACCGTGTCTGTATGGATGGAAAGAAGGTGGCTCGCATAATTGGTATGGTGATAGAAAACAGACCACTGTAATAGATTTTGATAGACCATCAAAGAGTGAAGACCATCCTACTATGAAACCGGTTGAATTGTTTGCGTACCAAATAAAAAATAGCTCTAAAAAAGGGGATTCTGTATTGGACACTTTTGGTGGGTCTGGAACTACACTTATAGCTTGTGAGCAACTAGACCGTAAGTGCTATATGATGGAACTAGACCCAAAGTATTGCGATGTAATAAGAAAACGTTGGTGGAAGTTCAAGACTGGTAGCGAGGAAGGATGGCAAGATGGAACGAGAGCTGTATAAACAGATAGATTATGAAGCAATTAAAAATGGCAAATGTTTGATTGACGCAGACACAACTATTGGTAAAAAATGTTGGGAGTGGGCAGAGAAAAAAGCTCTTGCGGATTATATTGAAGGAAAGTGGAGATTCGTATAATGGCCGGTGAACAAAATTTAATTCCATTGAACCGACGAACCAAGAGTGAGCAAAGGGAAATAGCCATAAAGGGCGGTGTGGCTAGTGGGGTTGCTAGACGGGAGAAGAAAACCCTTAAGCAGATTGGTGATATGATAGGTTCACTCAAGGTTACATCAGAGAAAAACAAAGAGATAATGCGACAGGCTGGTATTGAGGACGAAGATATGATAAACGACGTTGGGGCGATGTTTAGACTTAACTTAAAAGCGCAGAGTGGCGACACCAAAGCAATGGAACTCTTGGCGAAGCTCCGAGGGCAACTCAAAGAGCAGATTAGCGCCGAGGTTGCAGATGTAACACCACTGGTAGATTTAACCAAGCGAATCAAGAATGGGGAAGTGATAGATGGAGATTAAAATATCTGTTATTATACCAACATATAACCGAGCCGAGCTCTTGAAAAGAGCTTTGGCCTCGGTGCCATTATCAAAAGATTATCAAATCGTCCTTATAGATGATGGCTCGGATGATGGAACAGAAGATGTCGCTGAATCTTGGTTTTTAGACAATGAAACAAAAATGGCTTGTCATTCTATATTTTTGCCACTTAAGAAAAATGGGGGTGTGGCACAAGCTATGAATATTGGGTTTGATATGGCTGAGGGTGAGTATATAGTATCTTTATCGGACGACGATTATTATATAAAGGATTTTAGCGAGTTCGAGCCATGTCTAGATGGTAAAAATGACTTAGTGTATTTCGATTTAGAGATAAACGATGGCACTATATTCCATTTAGACGAAAAGACTAAACACGAATATGTTGGTGCGGTAAAGTTTATCAGGCGTGAGTTTTTAGGGAACACAAGAATCCCGGGATTGAAATATCGGGAAGATGTGCCATTTAGCCAAGAATTATACGCCAAGAACCCAAAAGAGGTGTTTACAGGTATAGTTTTGAAACACTATAACTTCCCGCATGATGGCAGTTTAACGTGGCAAGCTTGTAATGGTTTTAAGGAGACGTGATGGCTGATATATACCATGCCAACATCTATTATTTTAGGCGAATCTGCAGAATTGGCGGTACGGAGCAATTTTTGTATGAGATGGCTAAAAAATACCACAAATACGATTTGATGATATTATATGACGACGCTGATTTTGACCAGCTTATGAGGCTCAAGAAACTAGTGCCATGTATGCGAAGAAAACAAGGACAAGTTTACCGGGCAAAAAAAGCATTCTATAACTTCAATATTGACGCAATAGACCAAATTCAAGCTGATGAGCATATTTTTGTGTGCCATGCCATATACCAAGAGCTCGGATATCAGCCACCGATAGACCACCCTAAAATCACCAAGATATTAGGGGTGAGCAAGTATGCAGTAAGCCAAATAGAACGGCAAAAAGAGATTCAAAGCGTAGATAAACCAGTAATGATGTGCTACAATCCGTTGACGTTAGAAAAACCGCAAAATGTAATGCGTTTGATTTCGGCGTGTAGATTAGACGATAAGACAAAAGGAGGTGATAGGACTCTTAAACTAATTGAGGCGTTAGACCGCTATTGCGAAAAGACCGGCAAACATTATATCTGGACTATTTATACCAATAATGTAGACTTTGAAATATCATCGCCGAATGTGGCGCTGATGAAACCACGACCTGATGTTAGAGATTATATAGCCGATTCTGATTGGTTGGTGCAGGTTAGTAACAACATGGAGTCGTATTGCTATACTATAAATGAAGCTTTAGGCTACGGCGTGCGAGTGGTGAGAACACCTCTCACGGTGTGCGAAGAGTTTAAGATTCCGAAAAGTGCAGAGCTGGTGCTTGATTGGGATTGCAATAATGTAGATGAGATAGCTGAAAAGATATTCGAGCCGGAGGATAAGTTCACGTATAAGCCACCAAAAGACGGCTGGAGCGAGCTATTGTCTAAAGAGCCTAGTAGTTATACGTATAAACCAGAAAAAGTTATTGTAAAGGCAATATGCCAGTATTATGATATAGAGCTAGGGCGTAATGTTTCTAATTGGTCGCCAGCGTGGGTAGTGAGCGTAGAGCGTGCAAGGTATTTAGTAGAAAAGAAGTTAGTGCGGGTTATTGAAAGTGTGATAGAATAGAAAAAAGGAGCAAACTATGCCAGTACATGCAGTTAGAAGTGCAGGGGGAAAGATAATAGGTTGGCAGTTCGGTCAATCTGGTAAAATATACAAGACTAAGGCTGAAGCCGAGAAACAAGAGCGAGCTATAAGAGCTAGCGGTTGGAGTGGCGATGATAGCGAGGACAACAGCTCTAACTAAGATTGAGCAAGCTATTTTTGAGCCTACATTCTATAAGGTTATACAGGGCGGTGCGTCAGCCTCTAAAACATTTTCTATAATGGCTATTTTAATCGGGTACGCTGAAAGCTACCCTAATTCTTTAATCACGGTTGCTGGTATGACTTATAACCATCTTGCTACTGGCACCATGCGTGATTTTAAGAAGATTATGCAAGAAACTAAGCGGTGGAATGATGTTGCTTTTAATAAGAGCGCTAAGATATATACATTTAGCAATGGCTCGCAGATTGAGTTTTTAAGTACCGATAATATGACTTCTCGTGGGCCTAGACGTGATGTTTTATTTGTGAATGAGGCTAATGGTATCAGTTATGAAACATTTGACCAGTTAGCTACTCGTACCCGTGATTTTGTGATTCTGGACTATAACCCAAGTGCGAAGTTCTGGGCGCATGAGGAACTTGTGGAGAAACAAAAAGAAAAGACAACATTCTTAGTATTGACCTATTTAGATAATGAGGCTTTAAGCTCGCAGGAGCGTGAGAATATCGAAAGCCGTAAGCCCAAAGATGGTGAGGAACCTAGCAACTGGTGGTGTGTCTATGGATTAGGTCAGATTGGCTCGCTTGAGGGAAATGTATATTCAGGCTGGGAAGAAACTAGCTTGGAGGAGATTCAAAAAGGTGCGCTAGTGCGCTATGGCTTAGACTTTGGCTTTAGTAACGATGAAACAGCTATGACCGCAATATATGATTTAGGCGAAAATAAGCTCGGTATAGTGGAGTTATTATACAAAAAGGGTATGTTAGGTAGCCAGTACGCTGAAACATTAATGTCGCAAAATATTGACCCTAATGTGCTGATAGTGGCTGATTCGGCTCGGCCTGAAATTATAGCTGAGATTAAAAATGCTGGGTTTAGAATTGTAGGTGCTGATAAAAACCCCGGCTCGGTGAAACGTGGTATAGACCGAGTAAGCCAAAGGCAGATAGTGTATTGTGGGCAGAATCTAAAGCGTGAATATTTGAGTTATGCTTGGCGTAAAAAGCGCAGTGGTGAGATATTAGATGAGCCAGAAGATGGCAACGACCACCTACTAGATTCGTTACGATATGCAATAGACGATTTAAGCAAAAAGAGAATTGAGTTCTAGACCTCTGTAAAACATGTGGAAAACTATTGCTTATAAAGTCAATTTTACAAGAAAAAACTATTGACTTATTGTTTGTGGTTTGTTATAATTAAAGTATAATAAATAAAGCAACGAAAGGAAAAAATGGAACAGCACACATATGAAATAGAAACAACAGAAGGGATAGTTTATTTAGTAATAGATTGAGACGGTAGAAGTATTGAGGATGAGTTTGAACTTTTTAAGAATGACGAGGTTGGGCAATGGGCAAAGAACGCAAAAATAATAAGTTATAGTAAAATTAATTAAAGGAGAAACAAAAATGAACACAAAAACAAAAATAAAAACCACCATAAAAATAATCTTATCAGTAGCCATCGTGCTTGGTTTAATGGTTATATATGAAAATCACAAAGACCAAAGGCGTGCTGATTATGCCGCCGCCAACGGTTGCTCCTGGACAATTCAAGGTTCGCACGATATTTGTAAATAGTGTGGTATAATTAAAATACATCTCCGCCAGGCTTTTATGAGCACACTTGGCGGAGTTTTGTGATATAATAGCTATTATAGAGGGTGTATCCCTCAAGGTCGGGAGTGTACCTTCGGGACCACTCCCATTTTTGAATTGCGATATTGCTTAAAATGTGATACTATTAAAGTAGCTAAACAGGAGCTAAGAGCATGCTACACTTTAACGGACTCGAACCAATAGACTTCAAGGGGAAGCTATGCGAGCCAAAAATAGACGCAGAAAAGAAACTGCGTTTACAAGAAATATCATTTGAAACGGAAGAAAAAGCTAGAATTGCAGATGACGTTCTGGCTTCTTGTTTTGATGATGATTATGCCAAAGATTTTATTAGAAACAAGTTAAGCAAGGCAGACAAAGAAGTCATTAGGACTTATTTGACTAGCGGTGAAACTGGTTTGAACAGATTGTCTGAAGCTACTAATGGTGCTATTGAAAAATATATCACTAGAGAAATAGAGGGGCAAAATAATGGATAATGAGATTATTTGTGTTTACCAAGATTGCGTAATGTGCGGTGATAGGGGCAAGAAATTAAAGAAACTCATATTCGATAAAGACTTAAATGTGCGCAAAGTGTCTTTTGCTAGTGATGAGGGTAAAAATCTAATTCATGAAGCCGTATTTAAGCACAAATTAGGCTCTATGCCGTTCTTTACTGATGGAAATAAATTCAGCTATAAATTGGAAGATTTTGTTGAAAAAGAGCCAGAAATAGTGAAAAAAGCCGATAAAAAGGCGAAGAAAAGCAAAAAGGTGGTGAAGAATGGGGATAATTGATAACTTTAAGGACGCTGTTAGGCGTAAAAAGAGTCGAAACTTCTCTAGGGAGCTTGC